CGCTGTGCATGATTGTGAGCCTGTGCTACCTTCTGAGCCTCTGCGCGTTGCTGTTCCAACAGGGTTTGCCTAGTGTCTGCACGCATCCATACAGCCATTTCGTATGCCTGTTCTAACGATGTGGCTTTGCCGGTTTCCAGCAAGTCTGCCATATCGTTCCGCACGGCATCAAAGTGCGGTTTGCCATTAGAAGAAAACGATTGCAACTCTTGTTGCGCTCTCATTTGCTCCTGCTGGGCAATTTGATTTTGCCACATTTGTTGCTGTTGGCGCAACTCATGCATCTGCTGCATCAAATATTGTGCTTGCGGGTCAGGTGCAGGCATGTTTTGCACTTGGCCCAGATCAATCCCATATTCCCGCGCCAGTTGCTGGAAATACTGAGCCTTGGTTGCCGGGTCGGATGTGCGCAATGTCACATCAGCACGCATCAGGGCCTGAATTGCGGTCGGCGCATCAACTCCCAAGCGTTGGAGATGCTGCTGGAATGGGGCAATGGCGTTGTCGTATGCCTTGGCCCGCTCCGAATGCGACTTGAACTCGGACACACCCTTGTGGAAGTCAGATTCACGGCGTTCAGCTTCTGCCGTGAGTAGTTTGATTTCCTCGCTGGTCAGCGGTTCGCCTCGATCTGCCTTCAAGAAGGCTTCTTGTGCAGCAGGCTTCCAGCTTGAGGGGGCGCGGCGAGGCGGCGGGGCTTCTTCAGGCTGGGGAGCCTCTGTAGGCTGCACTTCCTCAGACTTGGGCGCGAACTTGCCCGAAGCATCACGGGCGGGGCCGCTAGACGGCTCTGGAGCCTCTACAGGCTCTACAGATGGGGTATCGACTACCTCAGTCTGTGTATCTTCTTCAAATGCGCCTTCAAGGGCTTCGCGGAGACTCGGCATAGTGAGGTTTTCTCATCTAGGTTACTGAAAATGAACAAGCTGCCTAGCGAGTTCATACACTTCTACGGCCTCATCAAAACTTTGATAACACCCTAGATTTTTGCGCTTGTTGTTGTAAGAAATACGCGCTTGGTAACTTTTGCTTTTATACACAAGATAAACACCGCGATGGCCTGTCTTGTTTGTTTTCCCAACAGACGATCTCTGAGCGTTCTGCGCATTATTGCATTCTCTAAGATTTTTTATGCTGTTGTTGTCTCTATTGCAATCAATATGATCTAACTGATCTACTGGCAACCGGCCATGAACAAAATACCATGCAAGCCGGTGCGCCAATATGTGCTTGCCCTGAAACTTAATCAGCCTATAGCCTTTGCTGTTTACGGTTCCAGCTTGATCTCCTGCCTTGATACAAGGCCTTGGCGCTATCTTCCATGTAAAACGACCAGTCTCCTGATTGTAATCAAGCACCTGGAGAAAAATAGACAGATCAAGATTCATCAGTACCCCTTAGCCGACAAAACCTCAGCGATGGCACGGCGTCGGCCTTCCCGGTCGTCTTTGGGGCGGTGTTGCGTCATTGCCGCTTTCACCTCATTCCCAATTTCGATCAACCCATGCTGTCGGAGATGCGCACGATGCTGAGAGCGGGACGTAATCATCTCGCCCGTTTGCATGGATTGATAAGGCTGAATGTCGGGAATGACGTAAGGCGCGGCAGGCTCTTGCGAGTCGTACCATTCCTCAGCGGGAATCAGCTTATGGGTCTTTGGGTCTTGGATAAAGCGTTGACGGGCCATTAGAGTCGCTCTTCCCATGAAATAGAGTAAATGCCTTGCGAGGTGTCGTTAACTCCGACAAGCGGCTGCATTCTAAGGAAATACGTCCCGGCGGGCAAATAACGTGTTGCATCTTGGGAAGCATCTACGTTTACCGCAGCCACCGATTGTGACGCAGTTCTGCCACGCAATACGTCAACTTGCGTACCGCCAGAGAAAGTGCCACCCGTCAAGAAAGTCGCTTGCCCAACGTAATAACCTGTTGGAAACTCTCGACGGGCTGGTGATCGATTCTTGGCAATAACAGGAACGGTTGACCAACCACCGCCATCGGTAGCTCCAATAAACGCTTGGATTCTCACGCCGCCCGTGTCTAGTTCAAGCACTTGGCTTTGCAAGATAAAGTCAACCGGCGACACAAACTTAAAGTCTCGCGTAGCGCCCACAGCCAATGCGGTAGACGCTTCCGTCGAAAACTCAAAGTAGCTGCGGAACTCGCGCCCCTCAAAAAATCCAGTCTGCCCAGGGTCAACCCGCACACGGTCAAACCCCGATCCAAGATCAGAGGTGACGTTCATTAGTTGAGAGTAGGGCATTACATCAAGAGGAGGATTGACTCGTCCTCGTCCTCTAGTTCGCGCTCATGCTGGATGGATTCCAAGTGCAACATCAATTGCTGCGCGACGTAGTCCATAAGCCGTGCGTTATTGTACGCCTGCGAATAGTCAATGTCAGGAAACTTTTCCTCTACCTTTTCCAGCAACTCAGGAACGGACTCAATTGCTGCAACCGGAGATTCCTTGACCGACGCAATAACCTCTGTGAGATTCGGCTTTTTCGTGCCGCACTCCCACATTTCCCGATACTTCTTTGCCCACCATGCGCCGTAGTGACCCCCCGTTATCGGTGGTTCAGAGCCAATTTCAGCCTGCCCAGAGATAGCCGAGCCATCGCCAACCAAAACACCAGAGGTGTCGTGGCTTACCGCGCCACTTGACCTAGACGCGGCACCGTCAATAACAGAGCCAGAGCCGACCAACGCCCCGGATGTGCTGTGCGGGGTGAAGTTGGACGCAGCACCCACCACCGACGATCCAGGCCCAGCCAGCACACCAGACGAAGGATGGACGCGAGTGCGTGCGGCAGCACCTGCAACGGTCGAGCCTTGGCCGGTCAGCGTGCCAGATGTCGCATGAGGCGTAAAGTTGCTTGCAGCGCCGACAATGCTAGATCCTTGGCCCGTAAGGGTTCCGGTAGTAGCGTGCGTAACAGCGCCACCAGCACGGGCAGCAGAGCCGACAACACTGCCGATTTGTCCTGTCAGCGCGCCGCTTGTGCTGTGAACCGTGAAGTTAGTGGCCGCGCCAACAATAGCGGAGCCAGGGCCGGTCAGAACACCAGATGTGTCGTGCGTGACAGGACCGCCGCCCCCGCTGTTTTGGAAAAGCAGCAGGATCGACACGGATTACTCCAGCGTGAAGACGATTTGAATGTTTACGTTACCGACCGCGCTACTCGTGGTCTGGTCAATTTTCAGCCCCTCACCCTCACGGACGACCCAGCCGACCTCTCCAGGAGAAAGAGTGCCTCCCATCGGAACATGGTTCAGGGTCGAGGCCAGTGCCGCATAGGGGCTGGTTTCCTCGGATGAGCCGTTGATGAGTTGCAGGGTGGCCGATGTGGTTGCGCCGCCCGTGGGCTTGGTTCGGGCTGTGACCTGAGCAGGAACGGCGGGGTTCGCAGAGTCAAAACCACTTGGTGTTCTTGCTGTGCCACCCGTCCCCACGGCAGATGTGCGAATCACCTCATACGTCTGACCAACACCCGTCACAGCCACCAGCGCCGGGATGATGTAGACCCCGGTAACACGCATGATCTTGCCCGAGCCTGAGGCATTGAAGATGTCGAACAGTGTGGTGCGGGCGGCTGCAACGTGGGCCGTGTTGCCGGTGTAGACGATGTAGGTGTCTTTGCTGTTGAGAAGGTTGCCAGACTTGTCGGCAATCATCACGACCTGATGCTCTTTGCCGCTGACAAGCTCCGTCGCAACCGTAGCGCCACTGCCTGGAGTGACCAGAATTGAGTCGTTGGCAAGACTCATGCTGACAGCGCCGTGTATGTCAGGCTGGAGCAAGACACGGTATCGCCCGCCGCCACAGTCAAGCCGTTGGTCATGTTGATGTCGCTTGCCGATGCCGCCACCGCGCAGTGGATCACCACCGTGCCGCCCGAAGTCTCAAGCGTGGCAGTCGCAACAGGCGAGGCGTTACCCGCTGCGTTGGTGTCGCTGGTGATTGCGTTTGCAGTAGCCGTGCCGCCACTGGATGCACCAAATGCCGTGGCACTCAAGCCAAGGTTTGCCACCGATGTGCCGGGTGCGCTGACCGTGCCCGTCAAGCGGAACCGCAGGCGACCAGATGCGCCAATGAGTGCCGTAACCGCGTCAGTCGCCGCGTTGCGTGCTGCTGTCGAATGAGTGACCGCCATCTTGCAATTCCTTCAGTTTGTCTTCATCCACAAAGCCCACCAATTCAACGGTTTCGACTTTGCCCGTTTCTTTGCGCTTGATCTCAAGCGTCATGCGAATCTCGCCAACTTGACCTTGTAATTCAGCCATTTAGCCCTCGCTCACTTCAATCATGCCCAACGCCCGACCATCCGGCCCGCGCTCAATCATGCGGCGTTTCGGAGCTTTCAGGGCTTCCATAACCCCTTGCATGGACTGCATCATGTCAGCGTGCATTTGAACCATAGGCGAGAGCGGGTCAATCTGCTGCACTTCCTGATTGGCCGCTTGTTCAGTAGCTGGTGCGATAGCTTGCTGTGCGCCGATCTGGGCAACCAGAATTTTCACCGAGGCTTCCAACTCAGCCTTTTTCATCTGCCGGTCGGTTTCTGCCTCTTGGCGCATGGCTTCCATTTGCCGCTCATGCTCCATGCGTGCCGCTTCAATCTGCTGTTGAGATTGGAGTTTTGCCGCTTCCAACTGCTGATTGCCTTGCATCTTGGCTTGCTCGATCTGGGCTTTCATTTGCTCAGACTGTTGCATGGCCTGCATCTTGGCCTGTTCAGCTTGCTGCTGAGCTTGCAGTTGCATCATCGCTGGGTCTGGCTGCTGCTCTTGCGGGGGCTTGGGAGCGTTCATCTTCGCCACAGCGTCATCAAACGCCGCTTCCATCGCCCGGCCGCCCTTGAATGCACGCACTGCAAACAAGATCATTTCGCCCATCAGCGGAGCCATCTCGGGCACTTGCTGAGCAACAGGCAGGGCACGTTCCATAAACTGACCAATAGCCCCCAGAAACTCAGTGCGCGAGGCTTTTTCGGCCTGCTCATCCATCTCAACCAGCGAATCGGTCGCAACCTCAACACGGAAGTTACGGGCCGGTTCGCTCTTAAGTAGCTGGATGGCCTGCTCTGCGTATTGAGCGTCTTGCGTGCCCATGATGCCCGACATCTCCACCAGCGTCTGAGGTGAGTAGAAGTCAGCCATGATCTGGGCTTTGATCCGCAGAGCCTCAGAAGCAAACTGCGCCATCTCGGTTTGCAGCTTCTTCAAGCGAAGGGAGGCATACTGGCTCTTGATCTGCTGGGCAGTCGCAGTCTCCGAGGCGACGGACGCACCACGGATGATGTCTGACAGGCCCGTGATCTCGTAGACCACCTGTTTAGCCTGCTCCCGGCTGGCGTAGCACTGCGCAAGGGCTTGCAACACCGCCTCGATAGGCATGAAGTCAACAGTACCCTTCAAACCACCCTTTTCCGCAAACGCTGCCCAGGTATCAACCGCAATCAGGGTGTTGTTCACGCCCTCGGCAAGCATCCGCTGTACCGCTGGCTGGCTGGCGTCGTACACACCCACCACCTTGACCGCCTCGGTCAGCATGGCGATACGCTGGGTCAGCATGTCGATTTCGTCGGCCTGATCTTGATACAGGGCGAAGTCAGGCACTGGAACCAGGGTATCGGTCGTCTGCGTAGCAAACAGAGGACGCGGGCAGGGCCAGAACTGGTCCAGACCCAGCGGGTCTTCCTTGATGTCCAGCGTCTTGGAGTAGCCCTCAGCCACCCAATAGACCGTCTTGCTGGTCTTGTCCCAAATCTCCCAAATCTGAGCCTTTTTCAGATCTTCAATGTCGGAAATTTCACCGGCTTGGTTCTTGAGTTCGTCCAGGCCGATAGGCTCATGGGTGAGGGGAACGTCTTTAAAGTCTTCCCCGAACCGCTCAATACCGTCCTTGCGGGACATGTAAACCCGGCGGGCCACCCAAGTGACCTCATCCCAGCAGCGGGCAGGCGAACAGCGGAAGTCTTCGAAAAACACGTAATCCACCGGGGTGCATTCGTATTCGTAGTCTTCCGGCTCTGGCAGACCTTGCGCCTCAGCTTCCATCTCCTGCTGATCTTCAATCGAATCAGGAATAGCCTGCTCTTTTGTCTCAAACCGCACCCAGACAACACCACGCCCAGGCAACAGACGGTCAGTCACCGCCTGCTTCATCGAGGCATCGTAGTCGCCGTAATGGTCGATTTCGTATTGCAGGCAGCGTTGCAGAATGATGCTGGCTGTCCGACCGATAGGGTCTTGATCTTTGTAACGGCGCTCAACCTCTGCGCGAGGGGTCTTGCCGTAGATTGCAGGCATCAACGTCTGAACGTTGGCCCACAGGATGTTAAACCGCTTGGCGTTGTCGCTGTAACCTGTCCGCTCATCCCGATAGCGCTTGATGATCTTTTTGGACCGCTTAATCCACTTCTCATCCTCGCGCTTAGCAAACTTCAGTTCAGCCAGCCACTTACGGGCACCGTCAACCGGGTTAATGCTTTCTACTTTCATGGCGTACTTTTATCTGGTTAGCTATTTGGGAATGCTTCAGTCGGAACGGTAAAGTTTGCTGTATATCGAGCAACACCTTTTGTGAATCGAAATTCATCAATATGCCCACTAAATACCTCAGATAGTGTGCCGACAGTGTTTCTTGCGCCTATATAGAAACTTCCAGTGTTCTCATTAACTGAACCCGTAAACGCTGTGTCACTTCCCGATTGAGTGCCATTGATAAATAGCTTAAGCACATTGCCAGTGCGCACAGCAGCCACGTGCGTCCACGTATTTGCTACAGGCACACTTGTTGCCCCAAGCAGCGAGGTAACAGAGGTTCCATTACTTACTTGTAAAAGTGTGCCAGTAGAACGCGTAATCCATCTGAATTCATAGTTTGCAGCCGTGTCAATATTATTGCCTTTCATGGCAATTGTTTGCTCTGTCCCGTCAATCACAGTTGGGCGAATAAAGCATTCAATTGTCCAATCTCCAGACCCCAAGCGCATACTGGTTTGATCGGCAATAACTACAGCATCTCCAGAACGATCAAAGATGCACGATGCGCCACCAAATTTAGATTGCGATGTGCTTATTTGAGCATTGCCAGCAGCAGTCGGCGTCTTGGGAGATGGGCTGTTATCCGTAAATGTCGTGCTGCCGTTTGTGCCGTCAAAATGCAGCAGCAAAGAAACACTTGCGTAGTTAGGATCAGTTGCGCCGAGTCCGCTTGTTGCGAGCGCGCCATTTGCATCAAACGGAAGCCCGTTTATCCATTCATCAACAGCATTGGACGAAACGCACAAAGCTCCATCAGAGTTAATAGGCAAGCCGTTCACATACTGCACGCCAGCAGGAAGGCCAGAGGTCGCGTCCACACAGATCACGGCTCCATTGGCATCAAGCAGCATCCCATTGCTTATCTGACCCCCGCCGCTCGTAGCAACAAAGACAGCACTCGCGTCAGATTTGAGACGAACACCGTTAGAGAATTGATCCGACGATGTTGGAGTGGCTGTCTGTATCTGGACAACGTTGCTAGAAACAGGGAACAGTGCCATTAGAACCTCTCATGCCGCTTGGTCGTTTCTGCCCACAAGTCTGATATGGGCACTGTAACTATTCTACCGTTTTGTCCCGAAACAGGGAAAACTTTTGGTTTTTCCGGCTCTTTTGGCACTGTTTCTCGCCAACTTAACGCCAGCATTCGAAACGCATCGGCGCAGTGGCTGGTGAAATCATGCCTTGGTTTCTCGCGGAATGCCTTCTTATCGTCGTCCCATTCCCGCTGATATTGCTTGAGCAATTCCACCGCTTCGCCGCACTTGTCACGGTCAAACCAGACATGGGGAAGCATTACGCGGGCAGCTTGGATGCCGTCTTGCACCGACAGACTAGGCACAATTGCCAATTTGGCTATCCCGCCCACATGAGATGCCAACTGTTCAATGATTGACCGGCCACCAGAGGCAAGCGTCTTTGCTCTGGCGTCGTGCGGCAACCAGTGCTTGGCGTACTTATAGCCCCGCTCGATTACAGCCTCTGCGTAGTCAGGGATGGACAAGCCCGACGCGCTGTAGAAGTCAATGCAATGGATCTCACCGTGCGTGACTTGATAGAACCAGATGGCCGTGTCGTCGTGGAAACCCAAGTCCCAGGCCGTGTAAACAGGCATGGCTGGGTCGTAGGGCACAGAGCAAACCCTGCCGCTTTCCTCTGCTGTTCGCATCTCCTGGCCGTAATACGCACCCAGAATAGCCGCCTCAAACGAGCATTCAAACTCCTGTTCGTACTGGTCAGGCGTCATACCACGCTTGGCGTCTTCTAACTCCGACAGAGGCAAAAGTCCCGATGTGCTGGCCTTGATGCTGGTCGCAAACCATGATTCGCTGTGGTTTGCCGTGCGCCAGATATCGTAGAAGCTGTTATGCCCCTTTGGCGTCCCAATGAAGACGGCCCATCCCTCACGGTCTGCCAGCAGAGGACGAATGATCTCACCCCAGATGCGAGGCTTCATGTCGGCGTACTCATCAAGAATCACGCCGTCCAAGTACAAGCCCCGCAGCGCATCTGGGTTGTCCGCGCCAAACAGACGGATACGCGCCCCATTCAGTAGCTCTACCCACAACTCCGAGGCATTGGCATTCGTGCGAACCTCGGCGGAAAAGCGCAGCAGGTAATCCCAGGCGATGGACTTGGCTTGGGAGTAGTATGGGGCGATGTAAGCATATCGCCCGTTTTCCTTGCCCTCAGTCAATGCCCGCTTGATGAGGTCATTGATACAGGCGACTGTCTTCCCTGCGCGTCGGTGAGCAACCAGACAAGCCCAACGCTGGCGTCTGTTGTGAAACGCCTTGAATGCCCGTCTAGGGCTATAGGGGATGGTAATTACTCGGACTGCCACTGAATGACAGTCTTTACCGGGCCGCCGTCTTGGCCTGTTACCTCAGTGCGGCTCAACTTAGGCGCGGCGTACTCGGCCAGCTTTGCCAACAGGTCAAGGGCTTTCTCTGGTGCAGGATCTTTACCGTGCGATCCGGTTGCGACTTGATCCAGCCACAAGGCGACGTTTTCAGCGTTGCCCTCTAGTAGCTTAGTCACTGTCTCACGAAACGTCGTGGTGGCCTTATTAGGCACTCCCTTGGGCCTTCCTGGGCCTGCCCCCATTGCGGCAGCTCCAGCCAAAGGACGTTTTCGAATCGTTTTTTTATCGTCACCCATGCAATTACCCATCAGGTTAGCTGATACATGGCAATTATGGCATGGGAGTTGCTTTTGTGGAAAGTGGCCGTCTAGTTCCGGCCTGTCACCCCTTACCGCACTACAGAGCGGGGCACTCTGACAACGCCGTACTGGAGGACGGCTATGCGGCTTGTTCTATTTTATCAAAATGGCGCTTGTCCATGTTGTTCTCTTTGCTGGCGTTCGTACTCTTGGATTTGCTTTTTAGTCCAAGGTACTGGGCCTGTGATTGGGGGGAAGGGCCACATGTTTTGCTCCGATTTATTGCTGTTGGCTAATTTTCGCTAAACGTCGGCCTGTTGGCTATTAGTGGAAACCCTTACAGCCTTCACCAGCTCATGCCCAGCCTTCCACCCATCCCCAAATGCTGTCTCTAATGCCTTCCTGTACTCTGGCGTCATTTTCCCCTGCTTTGATGCGCTCCAGAACGGCAGGGACTGCGCAAGCATCCTGGCCTTGCACTCGGTACAGTCGGAGTAGAAAAGCCCTGTAAGGCCGCTCTGGACGCGTTGGCAGGCTTCGCAGTCACTTACCATCGTCGGCCAGCTTGTCGAGTTCTTCAATCGTCCTGAGCAAGTATGCGCTCAGGTCTAGGCTTTCCTCCAAGGCGTGTACCAGCCATTGGCGGTGTGAAAGCGGATTTCCTGATAGCGTGGTGCCGTACTTTTTGATCCCGGCCTGCTGTCTAAGGTAGATCATTTCTTGCAATCTACCCTCGGTGCCTTGTGCTTTCATTTTGCGCCCATCTTATCTTGTTCAGTCCAATAGTAAAAACAATCAATTTCTCGCTGAGTCAATGGAAAGGCTTCCATTTTCTTGTCTCCAAAAAAACATAACGGATCACCATGCTCAATAAAAAAACTTTCATCCCATCCTGTTTTCTCAACCCATCCACGCACTGAATTTACCCCGCAATGCGGGCATGGCTGCGGTTTTTCTGGAAACGATTTCTTTAGCTTGAACCATTCACTTATTTTCATGCTGCTTTCCTTGGTTCGCCCAGTTCGGTCCAGAGGTTTTTGGAGCAATGCCCCGACTTGATTTGCGCCGTTACCTTGCGGATTGTCCGCTCATACTGACTGCGTGCAATGCTTGACCGTTGTAGGTCGTGCCATTCAATAATCGACCGCATCGCCTGGATAGCTGGCCCTGTAAGGCGCATCTTGCCGGTACGCTGGAAACGCTCCGCAGCTTCAATCAAGTGAGTCTCCACCTCTTTCACGGTAGGCATAACCTCATCGCGTCCCACGCCGTCTAGTGCTAGTGCCTCGGCAAGGTTGTTGACGTTAACGAGGTCGTTCCACTCACTCAGACCGCCAGCCCCATGAATCAGAGCATCCAGGCTAGACAATTCACGGGCCAGGAGCTTGTCGCAGTCTTCCCGAGTCATGATCGACGCCCCTGCCATTGCAAATTCCAGCGGGTTGACCTTTTGCCAGACCTTACGAACTGTTCTTTTTCTCATGTTGTAGCTGTTTGAGTTTCGCTGTGTAGGTGTCTTTAATCTGCTTTAACTCTTCGCGTGTCCACTTGTGAGGCTTGTTATCCTGTTCCAGTCTTTCCACAGCTTCAAGGCCAATACGCTCAATAAGTCCCAATCGGTAGGCAATAACGTTGCCTGCAAGGTACTGGTTGCAGTGAACGCATTGTGCGTGTACGTTGTCTTCGTCATATCTCAGATTAGGCGCAGAGCCGACAGAGCGAAAGTGACCGGCATCACGACCAGCATGGAAGCCATCGCCACCAGCATCAGGCTTGCCACAAGATATACAAGGTAGGCCAGTGTCACGTTCACGAACATAACGGTTAAATACTGTTTGCGCTTCACGCTTTAGTTCCGGTAATGTTTTGAGTTTTTCTTTGCGCTCTTTGTCACGCTGCTTTTCTGCTGCTTTGTCTGCCTTGACTTTTTTGCTTGCACATCGTGGGCTGCAAACAGATTGGAGCAGACGGGCTGGCGTGAAAACAATGTCACAGACTTTGCAACGCTTCATTGTGCCGCCTTGTCCTGCGCTCGATTGGTTGCTTCTTGACTGCGCCAAACTTCGACCCTGGCTTGTGCCGCAATCAAATCCCATCGCAATTTTTCCTCTATTTCTACCGCCTCACGAAGCCCACCCAGCAGGGCAACATACTCAGGATGAGCATAAGCGTATTGCTCCCGAGCGTTTGCCGCTTCTGCGGTGCTTTCTGCCATCAACAGAGCTTTTTTGCTTTTGCGGTATTCCTCAAGATATACGCGGTTAGCCTTTGCGCCTGCAAACTTGGCAGCGTTTTCGATGATGAAATCGACTGCTTTATTTGGGTCTATTGTTCGCATGAAAACTCTCCGTACTCTTTGGCCGCCTCAGTATTTCTAAAGTCTTTTGCTTCATTGAATGATTTGAAATACTTGGAAACTACTGCTTTGCCGTTTTTGAAAACACGAACATGCCAAGAATTAAAAGTAGACGACCAATAAACACCTTTGACGCCAGAAGTATTATTTTTTCTTACTTTTGTATTGCAATTGTTTTGTCTATAACTTGCCGCACGCAAATTTTCTGGCTTGTTGTTTTGCTTATTGCCATCGATGTGATCAACAGTTACTGGCATGAAGCCGTAGTGCATAAGAAATATCAATCGATGCGTGTAATACAGCTTTCGATCTATTTTTACTTGCCTGTATCCTGCTTTGTTGACAGTTCCAGCTTCTGTACCAACTTTTAACCCTTTCCCGTCAATTACTTTTCGCAAAAGTTTTCCATCCTCAATATAAAAACGGGACATAAGTTGATCACGAAATTCAACTGCCTTGTTGGGGTCGACCTGCTTCATATCAGTTTTGCCCAATCTCACGCAATAGCCTATCAATCGTCAGACCGTGTTGTTCTGCCTCAATCTGCACAGCCTTCAACAGCGAGGCCAAGATAGCGGCGTCCCGGTCTTCTTCGACAATGTAACCACGATCTACCCAGGTGTTTACGCTGAAATAAGCCTGCTCAATCAAATGAGCGGCTAAGTTTTTCTCTCGATGTTCTGCATTAGTCATGGCTTGATTGTCTCTGTGGTTTGGCTGATTGGTATTGGTGGAAACCCTTACCAGTCCACACAATGCCATGGCAAATCTCCAGTGATAAACAACGCCCACTTGACCACGCTTTGAGGCACTGCGTACCCCTCACGCACCATGCCAAGGATACGGGCGGCTTCTGCTTCTTCGTCAGTCCTCATCACCAGCCACCATTGCCAGGAATAGGGAAGTCGTCATGCGTCAACTTCCAAGTGCGTTCCATGCGTCCAGAGCGCGTTTTACGCAGTCCGACAGCCTCTACCTCTAGCCATCGCTCCATCTCGCTCAGGCGCTTTCTGATGGCGTATGGCTCGATTCCGAGAGCATCCCCGATCTGTTCGGCGCCTCGTGCTGATCGCTCATTGGTCAGATAGGCAATGATTTTCTCGTAGTGCGTGCCCGCAAACTCATGGACACGCGCAGCAGCGAGGTGACTGGTGATAGGGTCAGAGTTGCGGGCCAGTTTCATCATGCCACCCGTTTAATTTTGTTGACTTTGTAGAGCCAGACACGCGCCACACCATCGGGGCAGCGTGCGTTCTGACGAACAAGCGCATCCATTCCTTTTCGCTTACACCAAGTGTCAAGGGCTTTGGAAATCTTTGCGCAATCCTCGAAAGTTGTTTCCCAGCAGTCGCCCTCTTGTGCGCCTTCGAACAAATCGTCGTACTTGGATTTGAAGCGATCCACGCGAGGCTGCATGTAGGGCGTTCGAGTACGCTTGACTACGGCGAGGTTTGCCGGTTTGTCTGGGGCTGGCTTCTTGCGTTCTTTTTTGACCTGATCGGGTTGTCCAGGCCATGCGCCGCGAAGTTGTGTCGTCATGTTTACCGTCCGTTGTTGGTTTTGTCTTTGAGTTCGCTGGTCAGTTGAGGCCGGATGCCGTGGTATGGCACTCGCTCACCGTTGCGAAGGCTGGGAAGTGCAAAGGCTTCAAATCGCTCATCTGGCAGGCCAGGATTGCGGCGAAGCTCTGCACCGTCATAAGTGCCGCGAGGGATGAACTTAGGGCCGGGGGTGGAGTAGTCCATGGTTTACCTCAAATGGCAAGTGCAAACGCACGGCGCTTCATTGGATCAATGAAGGGAACGTCATCGTCCATGCTCTCGAACCCACTGCTAGGCGTTTGGCTGCGAATGGACACTTTCGGACGTTGCGGAGCCTGCTGCTGTGCCTGCTTTGGCTTGGCGCTCAGGCTCATGTAGCGTTTACTGGAATCGCTCGGCAGAGGCTTGATCCATGCCGCCAGTTCGTACAGTTCACCGTTGATGCAAATGTCACCACGATAGTCCGGGCGATTGGCGTTGTCGCCCTTGTCGTTCTTGAACAGCGCACCGCTGCCGTCTTTTGGTTGATATGCCATGATTGCCTTTCAGTTAAATTGTGGAAAAATTGTGATATTTACGTTTTGCTTCTAAATATTTGCTTGATGCTTCTTCTGGCGTTTTAAATTGACCTAAGAATACTTCTTTTCCATCTACGCAAATTCTTGCTCTATAAACGCCGTTTATCTCATGCACACCTAGAAAGCCAGATTTGTTGTTTACTCTAGCTTTGCGTTCGTTTTGCATGTTTTGCTGTCTATTAGCAACTCTTAAATTTCCAATTCTGTTGTCCGACCTAATGCCATTTATGTGATCTATTTCCAATGGTTTATTTAGCCATTCTCCATGGTAAAAATACCATGCCAAACGATGTGCTCTATACAGTTTTTTGTCACAAGCAATCACAACGTATCCGTGATGCTTGCTTATTGTCCCAGCTACTTCACCAACCTTTATATGGTTAAACTTCGATGGCTTATCTGCCCAGTAAAAATTGCCTGTTTCTGGGCAATAAGACAAAAGAGATTTAAGCCTCTGCTGTATTTTTTGGAGCATCTTTAATTGCCTTTCTAACGTCACTTGGAAGCAGCGACCACAAATAAACACGCTGTTCTGTTTCTAGGTTGGCCGCGTGCAGCATTGCCATGCCATCGGTCAGTTTACGCTGCTCTTTGATGACGTTGATGAGGTCGTTTGCCAAGTCTTGCAAGAACGGCTTTTCATCTTCTGGCACTTGTGCGCCATCAACGGGCCGATGCTGCATCTTGGGGGCTTGCTTGCCACGGCTGGCTGCGTTTCCATCGTCATCCTCTGGGGCAATGCCACAAGCTGCCATTAGGCTGTAGCGTCGGGCGTAGGTCAGCGCGGAACCGTAGCCCTGCGGGTCGTTCTTGGACGCCGGAACATGCAGCTTGCCACCGCTCAGGGTTTCGCCTGACTCGTGAACAAATAGAGTCTCCACCATTACGCCAGACTCGCACTCATGGGTTGGCTGAAGAAGTGCAATGCCTTGAGTGTTCAAAGCGTCAATGACGGCTTCGATACACCCATCCAGGCCGACGTAACGGCTTTTGAAATGCGGATTGGTGTTGGTCTTGAGCGCAGGGGCAAAACTCTTTTGCGCTTTAACAAATGCGGCTGCAATGTTTTTCATGTTCAAAACGGAAGTTGTTTAAAAGTCTCACGCACTGCAATCATGAGTGACTGAATGCGGCCATTGTGCTTACGCTCCCATGCGTAAGACCATTTGAAGTATTGCCAATTGGTCATTGCGTCAGCACTCCAAAGTATTCCAGCAATCCAGCCACACACCCAGCGGCCAGAATTGCGACAAACACAAACCGAGCCACTTTGTGCGATGTGGGTTCGGCATATACGCACTCAATTGCATTGCCGTACTCTGCGGTACGCGGGAATGCTTGATTGAGCGTGCGGGGGTATTTGCGTGTCGTTTCCATGATTAGTCCTTGAGTTCAATGCAAGCCAATTCGTCTTTGCTGTCTTCGCTGAATGCGCTGTTTGCCATGATCGTGCAAAGCAATTCCATGCCGTCGGCAGCTTTTAAAGTGTGCATCGTGTGAAACTTGCGGATTGCGTTGCGAATGTTGGTCAAATCGGCTTGCTTGCCTTCTTCGCGGTCTGCTGCCAGGGCTTCATAGTAGGCATCGCGGGCATCTGCTTCGCGGCTGCTCAGGTTGTCGTGGCTCATGTGTAGCTCCGTTTGCGTTGTTGATGGGTTCACTGTAACGGACAAAATAGGGTGTTGGTATAGGTGAAAACCCTTAGTGCAGTCTTAGAGTGTTGGTGGCATAGTGGCAGCGTTTTAACCACCAGAGGACACCATGCACTACACTTTTTCCATGCTTCAAAACGAGACTGAGATGTGGGCGCGAGAGCGTCAGATCATCCAGAACAGTAGCCCTATGGCTCAGGCCCACAAAACGCTTGAGGAAGCCGGGGAGCTATTGGAGGCCGCAACACGCATCAAGGTGTTGAAAGAGCTGATAGCCAATGACAGCGAACTAGCCGACCATGATGCCGTCCGAGTCATGATGCACTACGCCGTGAAGGCTTACAAGGATGCTATCGGTGATGTGACGGTTACAACCATCGTAGGATCTGCAACTGCTGATGTTGATTTTGTCGAGTGCCTGGGCTTGGCATACGAGGAAATCAAGCCGCGCAAAGGCTGGCTGGATGACAAGGGCGTTTTCCACAAGGTGACAGCATGAAAGAGCAAATCAACACCATCCGAGAATTTATTGAAGCCGTGCATGAAGGCGAGTGGGGAGGGCGGACAAGCCGTGACGAAGCCCTCACCGCCATCGACGCGCTGGAGGCTGAAAATCTGCGACTGAGAGAGGCCGCCACCATTGCCGCTGTGGACTACGAGTTCGAGCGTAAGAGGGCGGACAGAGCAACCGCAGCCATGTATGACATTCACTACGCAATAAAAGACGCTGGTTGGCATCCAGGTCGCACCAACGACAAGCTGACCGACATCATCCGCGCCAAGGGTAAGTACACGAAGGAGTTGGAATTAGAAAACGCGGTGCTGAGAGGCGATGCGGCAAAGCTGGGTGACGCTGTGTACCTGCACCCACACCACACCATCCTTGGCTGGGTCAACGAGGACACGTTGCCGGAAAGCTACCCTTACGACGCAATGTTCCCATACAGCAAGGTGGACGGCGTGAGGCTGTTTCCGGTATTCGGTCCGTCAACAAAAGACGCTGGCGTCACCCTCACCCTGGAAGAAATCGAAGCCCTGCGCCACACCATGAGTGCAGCCGTGCTGTTCCACCGGGCCAAAAGCCTTGGTGAAGTACGTGAAAACGTGCTGACGCGCTTCGACCAGTTCTTTGAGCATGTCAAAGATCACCCCCGACCAAGACAGCCTGACGTTGAGGCGGTGTTTGAAGGATTGGCGCAGACCATCTTTGAGGCCATCAACCCCGGAAAGACATGGACGTATCAGTCGCCGCAAGTCTGGAGCAATTACCGCAAGGCGGCTTACGACGTAAGGGAATTTTTGAAATGACCAACATGTTCGCGCTTGAATTTTTTTCTAAAGCAGCCCCGCAACCGAAGGACGCCAAATGAAAGAACACGGCTTCGAAGACTTCTGGACAGCTTGGCCTAAAAGCATCCGCAAGACTGGCAAGGCTGTTTGCCGTCAGAAGTGGGTAAAAATGCTCTGCTGGACGCAGGCTGAAACCATCATTGCCCACGTCAAGTACATGGCGACCACACCAGACTGGAAGAAAAACAATGGGGAATACATCCCCATGCCCGCAACCTACCTCAACCAGATGCGATGGGATGGCGCCGAGTTTGAGCCAGTCAAGGAGGTCAAGGCGACGGACAAAGACCCCGTATTGCTTCAGATCGAGGCTCACCAGGGCGCACCGATGCCAGCACACATACGCGAAAAGCTGGCGCAGATCAGGCGCAGCCACTAGCACACAAGCCCCTTGACCGGGGCTTTTTTTTCGCCTAGAATATGCACATCAATCGGCTTGGTAACCCGGTTGTGGCTGCGAAACGATGAAGAAGACCCTGCTCAGGCAGGTTTTGGAAAGAGTCGATAAGTGTGTTGGGTTTCGTTTCCCCGAGCGCACACTTAAAGGCGGCAATACCAAAGCCCAAAGCCTCCTGAGCAGGGTTTTTTTATTGCAGCTATGAGATTGGTTAGTAGGTGTGAATGCGCAGGCTGATGCGCACATTGCGGCGCTGGGTGCCACTAGGCCCGCTGAAACAGAACGAGAGACACCAAGCCGGAGACCAGCACCGGCCACACCTACTAACCAATCTTGTTACCCCTCAGAGCGGGTTAGCTAATGGGCCAATGTCGGGGCCGCACTCATGTACCGATGCCGTTTCAGTGATGACCCCGACGGCGTGGCGTTCCGTAGCGACCACAAAAACAGGCAGATGCAGACCGACGCAGCGACTGGCCCACGAAATGGGTGCCTGATAGACAGAATACGGCGTTCAGCGAGTAGCAGTCTTTTTTGGAAACGACCTTTTTTCTTTTAAGGTAGTTTCAAGTAGAAGAAGATGGCTAAGAGATGCTCACAAGACGGGACCCTAAAGGCCAGTCGGGAGCACTCGGGGTCATCCTATGCCTGGAAAGAAAAGTAGAGTGTCTAAGGGTTTCCCCCAATACACCACACCCAAGAACAGGTACAGAATAAAGGCTCAACAACAGGAGATTGGAATGAAGCCAATTTGCACCTACTGCGGTAGAGAGGGTCACTTTGTGGCGCACTGCCCTATTTTTCCGAGGTCAGCATGACGCAAGCAAAACACACACCTGGAAATTGGAAAGCTGAACGCTACACCATCTATGCCAGCCACTTTGCAAAAGCAGAGTACCCAATTCATGCGCCAAAGCGTGGGCTGATTGCAAAGGCATTCCGACAAAAAGACGCTCAATTGATCGCTGCCGCGCCTGAGTTGCTCAGGTTGCTTCAGGAAATTGTTGATCGTGGCTTGAGCATGACACGCGTTGAAGAAGCCCGAGACGCCATCGCTAAGGCCACCGGGAGCGCAGCATGAACGAGAAACAACCCGAGGCGCTGCGGGCCAACGAACTCAACTCCAATGCTTTTTTTCTGGCAAGCATTGCTGAAAAAGAACCGTGGCGTTTAAAGCAAGAAAGCTACAAAGAAATAGCCGCCCTACTTCGCACCCAGCACGCCGACATTGAGCGCAAAGATGCGCTGTTGCGGCAGGCTTTGGAGGCGCTGGAAACATCTCGATCACTTGAGCCTGTTGACGTTGATTGGGTGAAGGGCAAACGCGAGGCGACCATTGAATCCATCCGCAAGGAGTTGCAATGACCACCACACCTCGCCATCGCCATGAGCGCACAAGCTGGTTGATCTGTGGAGGCTATGTCGAATGGTGCTACCAATGCGGCGCATGGCGTCTGCTCAAGCGAACAGGCGAAAACACGCTTGCCTCTGATGGGCCGTGGACCAAACCAACTGGTATTGGCGGCATCAATCCTGCCATGAAGAAAAAGCAATGACCACCACACCGCCGCCGATGCCTGAACCGCGCAAATACACGACTGACTTCATACGCAAGACAAACGATGAATACGCCGCATGGTGCAAGGCGTTTTATCAGCCCGAGGCGCTGGACGAGCGCGGCATGGTGTCGCTGCATGGCCTTTGGGCTTGGCAGGAGCAAGAGCAGCGCATCACCGCGCTGGAGTCTGACCGCAAGATGCTGCGGGAGGCGCTGGAGGCAATGCAGCGCCATGTTGAGGAGCTTTGCACCGTGTACGGGGTGCCACTGCCTCAAGCCACGTTTGACAAGGCCAGCACCGCACTGATGAACACCCATGACTGACTATCTGCTTTTGGCGATCATCGCCCTGCTGGCCGTCAACACCATCGTCCTCGCCATGCTTTGTGATACCGCAAGACACATCAAAAATTTGTTGAGAGGCAACCCATGACTGACCACCTGAAGACCATCCGCGAGGCGCTTGAGAGCCTGCAAGGGCTTTGCTCTGAGCAATCCGACTTCGTTGAGCAGATCACTATCTGGACGCCCGAAGCCCTCGACGCCCTCGACGCGCTGGAGCAGGCGATGCGGGAGCCGGTGGGCTTGCGCGAAACGCTGACACGATTCCTCGCAGATAAGGGTGTCTATTTGTCAAAAGAGTCCATTGACGATTTCATGGCCCGAGCCGCCCCACCAGCACAGCAGGCGCAGCCGACCGACGCAAGGCCACCCGACATTGGGCGCACCTGCCCTTTCTGCGATGCATCGTGGGTTGAGCAGGCGCAGGCCGAGGCGGTGCCTGATTGGAATGCTCTGCGCCACTCAGCAAATGAATGGGCTGACATGGCGACAAACGGACTGCAATGGCTGCGCAACATTGTGGACGGCATCAGCGACCCAAAGGAGGCGCTTTCCAATATGGAAGACAACCTGAAGCACTGCCAGGGAGTAAACGACGCCCCGGCGGTTCAGAGGGCTGTGCGGGCAGCAGAAGCCGCACACAAGCAGGCCGAGGCGGTGCCAGTCTGGACGACCGAGCGAATAACGGAGGTGGCGCAACCAATCGCAATCGAGATCGCTGAAAACTGCCGGACAGCACCGCAGCTTGTGTTCCCTCACTTGTTCCTTGGGCTGAAAAAACTGCTGACCGAGCAGGCCGAGGCGGTGCCGCAGGATGCAGCCAAAGCGTGGCAAGAAGGTTTCAGGGCCGGTGATTCATGGCGCAGCAGCGCTCAGCAGTTCTGGGAGGACAACGACTACGGCAACCCGCCAAAGGAACCTGTCAATCCGTACATCGCAGCAGCCCCGCAACCGAAGGAGCAGAGCAAATGAGTGAACCGCTACCCTGCCCATTCTGCGGGCACGTTGGCCTCGACTTCCAAGATGGCAGCACCTTCCGTTGGGGCATCGCGTCGTGTTCTGCCTGTGGCGCTTCATGCGGCGAGGTCAGGCGCAACTGGCCCCACGACAACGAGTGGCACGGTGACGCAATCACCGAATGGAACCGCCGCACCCAGCCAGCGCCCGTCACATCGGTGGAGGTGCCGAGGCTGAGTGATGCGGAGATTGAAGAGGTGCAGCGTGGCATGAATCAAATGCTGATCGGGTCACGCATGTTCGCCCGCGCTATCGAAGCCGCGCTGATCGCCAAATGGAGCAAGACATGAGCCAAGAACTGAGCGACGAGCAACTAAAGGAATTGCTGCCAACTGTGACATTCAAAGGCAAAAATCCAGTGCCGATGGTATGGCTTACTCAGGGTGACGCCTTGGCCTTCGCCCGCGCTGTGATCGCAGCAGACCGGGCAAAGCGGGTGCCGATGACTCACGCGCAGCGAGTTGATGTGCTTGCAGAGTTCGGGGCAGGCGATATGTGGGATTTCTTTGACGGCATCCGCGCTGCCGAGGCTTTTCATGGGATAGGGAGCAAGACATGATCGACAAAGACAAAGTGATCCAGCTTGCCAAAGAGGCGGGCGGCACACCTTACGTCAACCGGCACTTCCCCAGCGAAACTGCGATGGGCTTTAGTCCGCAGCCGCTGCAAGACTTCGCCCAAGCCATCTACCGGCAGGGGCTGGAGGATGCGATAAGTACTGTCAAGGCGTTTCCATATTGGATTGGGCCAACGGCAAAAGAAGAGATTGCCACCGCCATCCGCTCACTCAAGGAGTCCACCAATGGATGACCACATCATCAAAGCAGCCAAGGACGCCGGGTTCATTGACCGCGCCGCCTTCAACCATCAGCAGGAGCTTTCCCGCTTTTACACCATTGCATTTAAAGCAGGCATAGAGAGGGCTGCGGAGATTGCATACGACAAAGGCTTGTTTGCGGACCACGCAGCAGAGGCAGACTGCCTTTTTGAATGCGCCACCGCCATACGCGCTCATGCACAAAATCAGCCAAAACCTATACATGACAGCAGCGTCATTGAAGGAAATTGAACATGACAGACACAGATCGTGAGGCGTTTGAGGCGTGGGCCAGCGACAACGGCGCATACCCGCAATGCATCGAGCGATTGGGGGACGGGTACAAGCTCATGGCCACCCAGCAAAAATGGGGGGCATGGCAAGCCGCCAACTGCATAACCACTATGCAAGCCGCCACCCAGCGCCAGCAGTCCCGCATTGCAGAGCTTGAGGCAGATGCAGCATTAGGCCGACAGATGCGAGAAGCAATAGGGAATGAATCACTGGCCCGCTTTATTGAAAAGCATGGTGAACCTGTACCGATTATGAAGCGGGTGGCAGAGCTTGAGGCAGAGGTACAGGCGCTGCGTAAGGATGCGGAGTGGAGGCCGATTGAGACAGCGCCGAAGGATCACGGCGTCACTCAGTTTGATGTTTGGGCCAACGGCGAGCGGTACCCTGGTTGTTTTTGGGGGCGTGCAACATATGAGCCGGGCGACAGTGGAATCGTCTATCAGTCAGATTACGACTGGAACGGCCCAGTTGACAGCTATGTAAAAGGTGCCACCCACTGGAAGCCACTACCACCCGCACCAAGCGCAGCAATGAACAAGGAAGGAGCCAGAGATTGAACTGTCCTGAATGCGGAGCATGGACAAGCGTTCTAGAAACAAGAACGCGCCAGGACGGGTCAAAAAGCAGGCGCTACGAATGCGCCAACCTTCACCGATTCACGACTTTAGAGACTATTGCGGCCAAGCGTCAACTAAACCACGGTGTTTCAGTTGGCAAAGCCGGTAAGCCTTTGCAGTTGCGACAGACCATCTAAGCACTGTACCAGCCTGCCCATCCTTGATTTCAGTCAGGGGTGGGCACGGTTCGGCTAGGTTCGGGGGTGGCGGTTTCAGCGGCAGCGTTGCGGATGGCTTGCACGCCGTCAGGGTCAAGACACACATTGCGATAAATGGGGCGGTCCACAATCTTTTCGATTGTCTCTGTGATGGTTTGATATCTGGTTTCAACTTGAGTCCTACCTTTCTCAAACGTCACGGAAGCCCCGTAGCTGGCCTTGTCGCGCTTTTTCTCAGCCTCTGCTATGGCTGATAGCCTTTTAGCTTCAATCGCCCCATAGCGCCAATTTTGAGCGGTCCAGCCACCAGCAAACCCAACGCCTACAGCGACTAGAGCGATTGCTGCGTAGTGATATAGCATTATTTCAGCGCTTGACTGTTGCGCTCAAGGATGCTCAAGATACTTTCATTGCCAGGGAACACGACAAAGTTGCTTGTGCCTGATCCTGCGCCACGACTGTTAGCGTCTAGATAACGTATTCCGGGGATGCCTGCTTTTTGCAAAGCAGCCTCACCACCAGCACGTTGCCCCAATGATTCCCATGTGTTTAGAAAATCTTGAGGTCGGACATTAGGACCGTACATTAAAGACAAATCGCCGCCAAGATCATCAAGCGCATTCGGCGGAAGCATTTTCTTGCTTTCCTGCCAAGCCTTTTTGACTGCTGCATTTTGCTTTGACATTGGCTTATCCCAATCCAGCATTTTGGCAATGGCTTCGTCAGGAAGGTCTACTTTGTAGAGAGACGGAGCGCGGGCGCTCAAGTCTGAAGACTCAAGATCAGCGATGGTCTTGCGCAGCCTATCCATAACGGCTGGAGAGTAGCCACCATTTTTTTCAGCATCAGCCAATCTTGTTCGCATTGTTTGAATAGATTGACGCAGCCCATCAGGAGTTGGAGCCGCACCATCTGCTGTTTTAGGTATATAGCTTTTTGCCACATCCGGCGATTCAGCCAAATACAACCCATGCCCATAAGCCTGCGCACCTTCACCCGTTCCGATCTTGCTGGAATCAAATCGGTCAAACTTGTGAGGCGAACCGTGCCACACAATAGCGCCTAATTCCTTGTTTGCAGTGGTAGGAGCCATTGCATTAGAGATAGCCTTGTTGGCTACCGATGCAATCTGAGGTGCGTATTGCATAGCAAGGGCAGGGGTCAACATGCCCGCAGTCTCGCCAAGCACCTTGGCCGGACCGTCAGGCACATCACGTAGCAAGCCGTGATGCTTCATCCAGTTAGCACCCGCAACCGGGTCTTCTGGGACCGGCACGCCAACTTTGCGCAGGCCAGCCGCAATCAGGTCAACCGGGCCGGATACGGTGTTGGCTGCTGTGTTGCTGGCCGATTGGAGGAATCCAAGAAGCCCATTCATAGATCACCCCCAATCACGAACTCTTGTGCTTGTTCAAAAAACGCATCCCAACTAGACCTATGCGGGCGTCCAGGGCGCCATGTACGCTCATACAAGTCCCATGCCGCGTCTTTTTCAGTCGGGATAGGGTAAGGGTCCGTCCACAGCAAAAGACGCGCAAACGACGCCGCCAAAACATCGTCCCGTTCAAGCGCCATGTAAACGTCGGTAGACATGGGCTCGACGCCTCGGGCTTGGCAGATCAGGTTTGCGTGATGAGCGGTAGACGCGTGGTTGAGTACTCCTACAACACCACCGCCACGCTCAAACTGCCAGAAGCCCCGAGCCGGACCTTTGATCTGCTTACGGTGCAGAAACCGAGATTCTTGCAAACCAATCGCCAACAACATGACCCTTGCCTCTGCCGAGTCCATCCTAGACGGCAGTAGGTCCAAAGCTGGTTCAATCGCTGTATCGCTGATGGTTTTCAGCATGGTCATTTGAACTTGGCCCAATCAGTTGAACGGCGCTTGGGTATCTTAATCATCCAGTAGATGCCGTATGCCCGCCAAATAACACCACACCCAGCGAGGAACAGACCAAGGCGCAAGGCAAAGCCAGCACGCCATAGAGCTGTCCAATTCTCTGTTTCAGTCAACGTGAGTATTGCAGTTGCCGCCAAACTGAAGATCATCATTACAAGACCTAGCTTGATGACGACCCCCTCATGGATTTTTGGGTGTAGGACGACCCACGACAGGGCAAACACCCCCATCAAGGAAATCACGCCGTTCATGATGTGCCAATTGTCCATGATGGTGCCCATTATTTGCGCCAGGGCAGAAGGTCGCCTAACTTCATATCCCGTATCCATTGGAATACGGTGGCTGTAATGTTGAGGCCAAACAGACCCACGACAAATGCAGTAGCGCCTTGCATGTTGGCGCTGTGTAAGCCGAAATACTCAGCGATAGCAGGACTGAGCATCCCAGCCATCAAAGTACCACTAACCACGTTTGTGATACGTTCAACCCAAGTAATACCTGGGGTAGCTCTAAGCGCGATCAAACTACCAATCAGCCCAACGGCAAACGGAGATGATGCGGCGCGTTGTAGTTGATCGGTTTCAATCGTCATTGTTATAGGGCAATCAGAACAAAGAACCGGTGGGCTTTTTCTGCGGATTGGCAGCAGGTGTACCCATGCCAAAGCCTGCAAAACGCTGTGGTTTTTGGCGCAGCGCATCAACGATAGCCGGAGTAGACGGGGTAGCAGGGTTAGCGACAACACCAGCCATGCCAGAGCCAAGCGGAGCCGGTGCGGGGGCAGGCATAGCAGGCGGGGGAGGTGGGTTGTATGCCGGAGGCTTTGCGCCATTCATCGGAAAATACTGATCCACCGGGCGAACAGCAGTAGCAAACTGCCCACCGTCAGAAATGGCGTTAATCAGCGGTTGATTGATCTGGCCCACAGCATAGCCTGGGGAGGCCGGAGTCTGGCCTGCTGCACGGGCTTGCACAAACTGCTGCGAGGATTGCGGAGCAATGTACGTACCTTGCAACGCAGTCCCCGCACGGGCGTTCATGCGGTCAACTTGACGCTGCGCCTGTTCGGCTTGCATACGCGCCAGACGTTGGTCGGCACTTTCTTGGCCGATAGGCTTGGTGAAGTTCGGTACTGTCGTTGCCATGATTTACCCCTTAATCTGCTGTTTCTATTATCGCCGGATTCACAAATTCCAACCACGTTGTTCGGGAGGAGATTGACGACGCCCCACCTCATCAAGATACGACTGTTTGCAGTGGGCTTCTTGCCAAAAAAACAGCTTGTCAATCGCGTTTGCAGTCCAACCCCACACAGGTTGCTTTTTTTCACGCATCCGATGGGCGCGGCTAGACAAGGTTTCATCAGCCCAACCGCCAGGAATCAGGGCGTTAGCCAACTGATCTATGGCAATGAGGACTTGAATTATCCAACCCACCGCTCAGACTCCGTAATGGGTGCGTTGATGACAGCATTAGGATCGATTGCATGGCCGGAATCAACCAGCATTTGCAAACCATAAGGCAACTCAGGATTATCTAGGTCAATATACCGGCGAACTTGACAATCCTTTACCAATGCTTGAACCATTGGATTTGCATCAGCAAGGATCGGCCACTTATGCTGACCAAAACGATCAAAAAAAGACCCAACAAAAATATAACGACGTTCTGGTGTCGCAGAAGAATCTTGGCGCTCCCTGTAGTTACCTTCTGGATAGTTGGCTTGCATGTATGCAAGATCAGCAACAATTGCAGCAATGACATTGCCTTGCGCATCAAGAATTTCATAAACCATGCTGGCCTCACTTCAAAAAGAATTCAATGATGACGCCGCCACCACCACCGACGCCACCAGTGCCACCAGATGCGCCGCCACCGCCTCCACCAAAAAGCCCACCTGCTCCAGTAGTACCACCGCCAGCAAACAAGCCACCTGCCCCGCCAGCGGCACCGCCTCCGCCGCCAGCCTCTCCGGCAATTGAGTTGTTGCCACCACGGCCCAAAGGAGCTAGCAAACGTCCTGCGCCAAACGGAATAGAAAATGTTGGGGCTGTACTTGAAAGGCCCAAACCTGCGCCACCAGCCGATGCAGATGCTGGACCAAAAGCACCGCCGCCATTGGATGAATTCCCAGTGCCTCCAACACCTGCGCCGCCAGTGCTTGTGCTGGCATAAGCAACGCCATAAACGCCAACCGCACCGCCGCCGCTGCCGGTAGAGTTTGCTGAAGCGCCACCAGTAACGTTCATCACGTTACCACCAGATGCGGTACCTCCAGCCGTTGTGGTGCCGCCGTTTGCTGTCAAGCTCAAACCTGTTGCCGTCACTGTAGTTGCCGTACCCGCGCCACCGTTTGCGGCGCCACCAGCTCCCACAGTAAAACTAATTACGGTACTTGCTGGTAGCGTTATAAGAGTTTGGGAAATGCCGCCTGCACCACCTCCACGGCCTGTGTTCAATCCACCCGCGCCGCCACCGATTGCCGTAACAAGGTATTGACCTGCAACCGGACAAGTAAACGACCCAGATGAAGTCAATGCAACCTGTTGATAAACGCCGCTGCTGCCGCTAAAAAATTGAGACAAATTGCTCATGTGCTACCTTTCAAATCAGTACCCAGCCGCGTGTAGCGTCTGCAAAAATCAAGGTGATTGGCGCATTAGAAGAATCAAGCGTTAAGTCTTCTGCCAGCCCCATAATATTTTGACCATTACGTCCAATAACAGGTGTTATTGTTCCACTGCGGTTAATAGCCGTAACAATATCACCGGAAGTTGGGGGCGTTGGCAATGTCAAAGTTAGCGACGCCGTAAGCACATAAGCCGTTCCAGCAACTGCATTGGTGTTGGTGTTAATCAGGCTAGGAGTTCCAAAAATGTGCGACCATGTGGCATTTGTGCCGTCAGTAGTAACGAACTTGCGTGCGTTTCCAGTTTGTCCAGGCAGTGACGAAGCAAAAGACGTAGCATTGACAAATGCAGTCGTGGCAATCTGAGTCGTGTTTGTTCCTACAGTCGCAGTCGGAGCCGTAGGCGTACCAGTCAAAGCAGGGCTAAGAAGTGGCGCATATCCAGCAATGCTAGCCCCACTTGGTATCGTTACAGTGCCCGTAAAAGTCGGACTGTTGATGGTGGCGTAGGAGCCCAGTTCAGTGCGAACATAAGCCGTTGTGGCGACTTGAGTCGTGTTAGTTCCAGGCGCAGCAGTCGGGGCAAGTGGCGTGCCAGTCAAGGTAGGCGATGCAATCGTTGGCGAGCCAGTGATAGCAGTGATCGCAGCAGACGCAACGTTGGTCAGATTGAAGCCGCCCATGTTGAGCGAACCAGTCATGACCGTTTGGCCGTCTTTGCTGACCGATTGAGTCAGGGCGGCAGCAATGTCGTCAACAAGCGCCTGATAATCGGCAGTCGTTGCAAGCGTGCCAGCTATTGCTGGGTTCCAACTGTTTGTTGGCAGCGAGTATGTTCCACCGGATCTAGGCATTTTCAGTTATCCTTTACAGCGTCAACTAAGGAGCGTGTCATGTTTGAGTTTATCCAAGCTGTAGTTGCGGGCTGGTGCTTGTATTCTTGCATCTGTGGGATTATTGAGCACCTAGAACAGCGGCGCTCGGAGTAACACCGCGTCGGAGTGCTTCAATCAGTCGCGGGTCTACAGCTCCAGCACCTCGACCCAGCAAGTAAGCACCTTCTCCCACAAGACGCGGAGAGCTTGCAGCCGCAATCCCCAAAGCAGCGGGGATATTGCCCGTCAACGCCAACCCACCACCAGTAGCCGCAGAAGTGGCCCGCTGAATGCCTCGCGGAGTCCACTCGCTCATGGCTTGACCGGCCAGGGATGGCAAAACATCACGCCCACCGGCTTCCGTCATTTGTCGAGCGAGACTGTCACGATAGCCATATGAAGTGTTGACGTTGTTGCGCATCAACGATTGCAGCTTGCGCATCGAAGTCTCAGTTGCCGTTTTACGACCGCCGACCAAGGATTTTTCAATCTCTCGGATGAGGTCCGTGGCTTCCTCGTATTCCTTCATGACCTTGGAGTACTCAGGCGCTTGGCGGGAAATTTCAGCCTTGACCGAATTGTAAATATCCCCAACGGCCTTTTGTGAGGTCCGTTGCTCTTGTGGGATCGACTCCATGATGGCGCCGATACGCTGCTTAAGAGCATCCAAGCCTTCCGGCGTATGGTATTCCGCAGGATTGAGCCGCATCCATTCATCGACCGTGCTGGCAACTTCGTTAACCGCCGCCGATGCTTGCGGGTTTTTGGTCATGTCTTTGTAAGACACCATGCCCACCGCGTCTTTTACCGCTTTGTTGATTCCGTCAAACGACAAGACCGTTTTGTCTGCCTTGATGTTTGCCATGCCTGCACGGTAAGCAGCCTGCTTTTGCTGCGCCATGTCAGACAAGTTTGCCTTGGCTGCGGCAAGCACATCATCCATGCTGCCTTCACCACGCAAAGCCGTCACAAACGCATTACCACGTTCACCGCCTTGTTTACCGGCTTGGATGGCTTGAGAAATAGCCTCATCGCCTACGCCAGTCGATGCCCCCAAAACACGCTTTAACCCTTGGCCTGCTGCCGAAACCACTTTTCCAGCAACAGGGATGGCCGCGCCAATTGCGGCACCCGTTCCGGCATCTTCAGGATTGACAAGCGCAGCAGACGCGCCACCGACAGCAGCACCGCCAGCCATGCGCGTTGCCATGTTGGGGCCAGCCATGCCGCTAGTGCGCAATGCCGTCACAAGACCCGACGTTCCAGGCAAGAGGCTTGCGGCCTTGCCAAGAGCGCCACCAATGGGGAGTGTAGGAATAATTTCGCCGGCGATTCGGCCAGTTCCTACGGTGATAGGGTACTGTGCTTGATACGGGTCAATCTCGCCTTGGAGCTTCGCCTTACCTGCCGCAGCATCTTTTTGCAGCCACTTCCCAGCCTGCTCAAGCCCTATTTTTTCTAGGCCCATGCCCGCCAAATTTTGGGCGCCCAATGCCACGTTGCCGACGCCTTGACCAATCGCGCCACCAAGCGCGGCCAGTTGGCTACGGTCTTCCTGAGCAGGCGCAGGCTTTTGGGTATATGCCGCACTAGCCGCTTGAATCAGTTGGTCATCCGTAGCCCCTTCTGGGCCTTCAATCTTGATGATTGAGCCGTCAGGTGCTTGGACTTGGTAGACTTTCATCGAACCACCTTAAAGCCTTGAGGCATTGCGGGAGCCTGCGGAGCGCCCCACGAACCAGACACGCCACCAGCAGTCGCCGCGCCGGGACCAGCCAAGGGGGCCATGTCGCGTTCGGCTTGACTACGCATTTTGGCCTTCTGTTCAATGACCGCTTTACTATCCCCCACCACAGGGAAGAACGTGCGGCGGTTAAGGTCAACTTCGCCCTGAGTCGCTGCCGCGCCCGTCTTGGCACGCAGATAAGCCTCTGCCCATTGGTTCTGAAGTTGTGCGACTTGCTGGGCTTTTGCTGGTGTTGCCCAGTTGGTGAAGGTACTTCCAGCCGCCGCTGTTTCGACAGGGCTAACACCCGGCAACTTACCAAGTTCCTCGCTTGCACTACGCATCTGGCCCAGATACAACGATCCTTTGGCCTGCCCTTCAGTCAAAGGCTTTTGACCGCCCTTGTCCGCAGCGGGACCGCCAGGAATTGCCTCTAGGTTGCCATCAGGGGTAAAACGATACCCAGCCGGAGCCTTAGCGCCGCCGACAGCCGATGCGACCGCACCAGTCAGCGAACGCATTTCACGCTGAGACTGTAGACGCTCATTCTGCATTTGTTGCTGGAACTCGCGCTGCGCTTGAGCCATTTCTGCGCGGCTGGCATTCTGAGCCTTCATAATTTCCATGCGTTGCTCGTGAGCTAATTCAAGCTGTTGGACTCGCGCAGTTCGGGCGGCATCTGCTTCAGCCTTGCGGAACTCACGATTCTCCGTGCGATCAGCGGCGCGGGCCTCCATCTCAGGCAATTGAGTCATACCTTGCAAGCCAGCTTGGCGAAGTTGCTGATCCGGCGCTTCCATGAGTGCAGCATAAGCACCACGCATGTTTGCCGGTTGTGCGGGCATGGTCGGGCCTACGCCGTCTCCAGGGACGTTTTCGGGCGTACCCTGAGCCATGGTGTTGAAGTTGCGCAGAGCCTCAGTCACTGCCGTTTGGCGCTTGGCACCAATGTCTTTAAGTTCTTGCTCGGCAAGTGCCTGCCCACGCATACCACCTACAGACCGCAGCCCTTCCGCGAGGTATTGCAGCACATTGGGAGCGACATAGTGGCCGCTGACCATTTGGCCTTGCGGGATTCGGATGTTCTGCTGTTCGGCGTACTGCTGCCGACGCTGATTCAGCAGTTGTTGTTGCAGGTCAAAATCGTTCATCGGAACAGCCCCCCGATAAGGTTGCCGCCAAGACTGCCGCCCCCAGCCATCGGCAGACCAGCCGCAGCCATGCCGACGCCCATTAGGCCACTCATCAAGCCGCCAGATTGAGCCGCAGCCGCGTTAGCCGCAGACAAGTCCGCTTGGTACTGTGCGTTTGTAGCGCCCAGCATGTCCGGCCCCTGAGTCGTTGCTTGGGTCGCAAACTGTTGGAATTGTGGGTTTTGAACTTGATTCCCCGTGCGCAGGGCGTTAATCAGGTTCAACGGACGATCTTGCAAGTAGGCTTGCTCCTGCAAAGCCGATGCCCGGTTTTGCTGGTCAAGGTTGATGCCTTGCAAAGCAGCCTGAAGCATCAAGTCGTTGGCCCGCTGGCCTTGGATCGTGTTTTCCCGCCCGTAAGCATCCGACCCAAGGGTAATGCCTTGGTTTGCCAAACGAGCGCGTAGAGCCTCTTCTTGCTGGGCCAGTTGAGGCTGCAAACGCGACATGATGGCTTCTTGTGCCGTCTTGCCCACATCAATAGCCCGAGCCGGTAGCATCGATGTATCCAGCCCCGGATTTTCGAACAGTTGGCGCACGCTATCAAAACCAGCGTTGGCAGTCTCGCCGTACTTCTGGTTCAATGCGAGTTGTTGGTCCAATGCCGCCTGTGCCTGCGGCGTCAGATTCATCGTCTGTTCCCACCCTGCATCTGGGTTCACAGTCTTGAACTGGTCCAGCGTAGGAGCCACGCCACTAAAAGCACCACGCGGTCCAGATGCCGGAACAGCGCTTACATCGCGTTCTTCAGGACTCAGGAACGGGCTTTGAACACTGCCGACAGGTTGCGCCGGGGTACCTGCGTTGTAAGCAGCCAGAGACTTGTTGTAGTCGTCCAGAGCCTTGTTGTAACCCGCATAGTCGATTGTCTCGACCGGCTTCTGGGTGTACGTCAGCGACCCGTAAGGAGTGTATTGATTGATGCGGTTGGCTTGAGTAGCCGCACGCGCAGCTTCAAGGTTGCCCGCAGCCGTTTCTTTGGCTGCTGCCGTGTAATCGGGAGCGGGAGGGGGTGAGGGCGCGCACATATCAATCTCCAAAAACTAAAGTCATGGCATGTGCGGTTTGCGCGTAGCCCATTCTACCTAAGAGCTTGGAAACCCGCAAATCCGTTGCCGTGGTGATGTTCAATCGCTTAACGCCACGAGATTTCAACTCATCATGTACGAAACGAATCAACGCTTTACCTGTTCCGTTTCGATGCTCAGGAAGAATGTAAATCGTATCCTCTTGAGCGATCAATTCAGAATTGTGCATGTCCTGGGTGACATAGATGTTGGAATACCCAACAACCTGCCCATCCAGCCTAGCCACAAAATTCAACAACCACCCATCTTTGCAAGCCTGCTCGTAAGTAGACAGGCGCGGGTTGTAGTCCCCAATGACAACGCCTGTTTCTTGTAGGCGGGTCTGCATTTCCTTGTAATGCTTGCGATAGAGTGGCTCCAACTCTTTGTAAGAGTCCTTGAACTTCTCAATCGCAAAGCAATAGATCAAAGAACGCCCCCAACCTGCATCAGGTAGTCAATATTGGATAGTCTTACGTCGCTACCAGAGTTGTAGCACTGAATGCGCAAAGACCCAGAGGTTCCAATTTTACCGACAGTGCGCCAGCCTGTAATGCGTGTTCCATTTCCAGGCCAGATCATGCTACCCCAGACCATTTGCCCCCAGATCATCGGAGTAGGTGGTTCCTCCGGCTCGTAATCTACGTTCATGATGAACGAGATCAGAGGATCATCCGTCCCGTTTACGATGAAATACGGGCGAACCATCGTAAAGAACTTGTTCCGTACCGGGGCTTTGAAGTCGCTGAATGCTGGCAAAAGATCACCAAATATCGGCGTATCGTCGTCGGCGTTACCCGTCCAAGCCTGTTTGATGGTTGTCCCGTCACCGAAATACAGTCCGTTGAACGAATTCAGCCAGACAGTGGCGTCCCATCCGACAAACTTAGCCCAAGCACCCGTGATGATGTTTTGGGCATACTGGAAATTGTTTCCGTTCCCCTCTGGAACGTTGACAATCAGCATGTTGGCATCAGGGAACAATTCCACTTGCCAGCCAAAGTTGTTCCGATAGAGGTCCGAAGCCTCCGAGATGCTGTTTTGCACCTTGTCAGTCAGAGCAACGCGGCGATCAACAGACGAAGACAGCAGAGCGCGGGTCAGGGGGAAAACACCCTCAACAGTAAGCAGCGCAAGGTCGCCACCGTATTTGGTAGCACATCGACGCCCCAACGGACGGCCCACGGCGAACACCCCAATTAGCGCCCAAGTTGCAGCAGTAGATGGATCCGTGCCGCCGTAGACAGCCACCTCGCCATTGGTGGAAACAATCACCAGATGGTCGTCTTGACCGTCGCCCGCGTCGATACTCCATGTGTAAGCGGCCATGATTGAGCCACCCTGCCGGAACACCGAACCAAGATCAAGTAAGGACGCAGCACCCCCGACACTGTTTACCGGCAGATACCAGAGATTCATCGAGTTAACCTCGGTGAAATACAACCGGTTTTTGAACAGGACGACATGCACGAGGCTTGTGGTCGTCACGCCCGTAATCGCGGGAGTGGACACGCCCGTAATCGAGGTCCAAGTCGTGCCGTTATAGAGCTTTGGTGTATCTGCCCCGTTCACCATGTAGAGGAACGAGCCTCCAGGAGTCGTGATGCCTGCGTGTTGGAAGCGGGCATTCGTCAGGCCAGAGACAACCGCAGCACCTACCGCACCGGCAGTCGTCACATCGTAGATTCCCGTACCAGAAGCGGCGAACAACTCAGAAACACCCGTAACCGGTAAGTATTCCACCAAGGTTTCAACCCTAGCAGGCATCCCCGTTACATGCGTCTCGCTACCCTGCCGAATCCCTACATACGAGGGATAGGGCCACCAGTTGTCCATAACAACCGCATCGGTTGCGGGCATGTCGGCAACACCGTCCCTGTTATTTAGGCCGCCAACAGGGGCTGGGATAGACGATGCTTTAGCGGTTGGTCGTACCATAATTTAGCTGGGCCAGCTACCATCGGGGATCTGGCGATCAGAGATCAAAACCGTCCCATACATTGGGGAAAGCGTCAGCACCGGGGCGCTTCGATTTTGAGACTTGTTCGCTTCAAGGATGGCGCGGAACTCAGACAGGTCAAACGTGCCGTCAAGCCCCTTTGCAGCCTTCCACAGAGCTTTTAGGCCAGTGATAAGTAGCGAGTCCTCGTAAACCGCCGTGTCGGTGTCTGCCGTATAGGACGACTTGCGCACACCGTTCACATCCTGCACCCAACCATTGCTGATGTACTCAAACGACAACACCAGCCCATTAGGCGGTGGAGGCGTCAAAGCAAGGGTGTTTTGCAGAATGCGGAACCGTTCACGCGGCCCAGCGTAGACAATGCCAGACTTGAAACTCTGCCAGTCTTGAGGGGAGCGCGGGCCAAGCAACGGCCACCGATTCGAACGGTCCCATTCAGTCTGAGGAATTTGCTTCTTCCAGTCGCTCGGCAAGTCGTATTCGACTTGGGAGAACTGAATGTCAACAGTCCCCGAGCTTTCGGCAGGCATTTGCAACGTTACCTGAGTGGCGCTGTCAACGCTGACCACCTGAGCGAATGGCGTGATTCCATCGCCAAACGCCGAGAATTGAGTGGTAATCCCGGTCGTGTCGGGAATACCAGTCACCACGGCAGACCCTTGCGTCAGAGTCCCCGTGGTGTTAATTGCCACAGTCGTGACAATGTACTCATTGTTCAACTGCTGCCAATCGTACTGACGGGTTAGATCAGTACCTAGGCGGTTGAGCAGCGCGAGAATCTGCCTTGTCTGCTGGTCAGAGGAACCAACAACCGATGTAGGTCGGTCAATCAGTAGCTCATCACATATTTGTTGGACCAGCGTGATAAGGTTCATTTGATTCTCGATTATGCGGTTTCGGCGTCTGCCTCAGCCTCTTTTTTAGGCCGACCCCGGCGCACTTCCGGGTTTTGCAGACTTGCTTTCAGTGCTTCGAATTCTAGGCGCAAACGCTCGTTTTCGGCTTGCAATGCGCTAATCGGAGCCTGCCCAGCAGCAGCGGCGAGATAGTCCCGCGCTTTCTTGCGCAGTTCAATCCAGCCCATGCCCATACGCTGACAAGCGGCGTCGTTCACTTCAGACAGGTTTTCCACGGTCTTGACGCCGAAGTAAGCTGCCTCTTTGCATTGCGACTTGGTGATTTGCGGCCATTGCTCCAAAGGAGTTCCGATCACTTCGCCAACCAGACCAGCCTCGAACGCTTGCCACTGACGGGCATATTTGCGCTTGTAGTGTTCGTCTGCCTTGACTTCCAGCACGTTCAGGCGGTCGCCAGGGTGTTGGATGCGAATGAAGGGGATTTCCTTGTAAATCGGTCGGCCTGCTTTTTCGCTTTCAGCCTTGAACTCAACCGACTCCATGAAGAACTCAACAAAACTGCCAGTCTGAGGATTGCTCATTTGACTACCTTAAAACACCAAGAGAAAAAGGGGGACCGAAGTCCCCCGCCATTATGCGGACACGACAGCAAACCAGAAGGTATTGCCCACGCCCACAAACAGAGCACGACCACCCGCAGCAATCGACAGAGTGCCGGTTGTTGCGGTCAGTGCGTTGATCTGAACACCAGTGCCAGGGTAAACCAGCAGCGCGTTAGCACCACTGTTAATTACCATGACTTGCTCACCCGGCTTGGGCACAGGCAACTTAACGCCAGTGCTAGCAGCCGTGGTGGTCACGCGGTTAATAGCCGCGCCAAGTTGCAGTGCATCGGCTTCCGTGGTGCCAGTCGCGGTCAGCGTATTGGCAACGGAACCCAGAATGCCTTGTGCAAGTAGTGCCGGCGAACCTGCGCCGGTCAGTTCTTGAAGCAGGGACATTCAGGCCACCTTAGACGGAAGCCTTGCTAAACCATGCCCGGTCGCCAGAAGCGAGAGCAACGGCAGGCGAGGTGTAGCCACCACCAGACGCAGCCACGAGGAACGTGGTCGTGTTGATGTCACACACAGCGGTCGAAGCAGTAATGACGGCGTTTGCTTGGGCGTAGACATAACGCTTGCCATCCGATGCGAAGACTTGCGTGCCCAGTTGGGGCGCGTCTTCAGCACCAGACGAAGGGCCAACATCAGCGGCAAGAACTTTGCTGTTCAGGTCCACGCCCAGCGTGGGGGTAACGGTAAACGGAGTAGCCATGATTCAATTCCTTTCAATGTGAGATGTGCATGAATGGGCCGAAGCCCATATCATTTCTATCAATCCGTCAACACACCTTGGTACCGAGCGCCCGAGCTGGTCAGGTTACCAGCCCAGCCGATCAGACGAACCATGGCATCCTGGTTGACCGATTGACGGTCGCCACCAATGGCAACAAAGTTGCGCTCACGGTGCGGACGGAAGAAGATGTACTTCGTGTTCAGGAAATACATGCGGTTGGTGTTCAGTTGACCACCAATACCGCCGTCAAGGAACACATCGCAGTTGAAACCAGCGCCAAAGTACTTCAGCGAGGTAAAGCCCGAACCAGCGGACGACTCCGAGGTGATACGCTGGATTGCTTGCAGGCTTTCCAGGTAGAAACGGTAGTAGTTGTTGCCAGCCACGATCATGTCAGGGCGGTCCGAACCACGCACCAGTTGAACGGCAACGCGGTTCATGTAGCTCTGCATGTTTGCAGCCGAAGCAGCAGCGCCGCCGTCGGTAGTTGCATCAAATGCAATGTTGCGCCAGAACGAGAAGTTCGTGCGGTTGATACCACCGTAGGTGCCCGAACCCGGAGAAGCAGCGACAGCCAGCGCGAGGCCGGTAATGTCTTTGCCGCCGTTGCCGGTGCCGTCAGAGTAGATGCCAGCGGAGATGTCGTTTTCCAGTTGGGCCTCAGCCACTTGGATACGGCCTTCCAGCAGGTCGATGATCTGCTCTTTGCCCGAGTTTTGCAGCATTTCAAGGCCGTTGATCGACACGGCGGCAGCGTACTGCTTAATGTCAAACTGGGCCGCAGAAATTGGGCTGTTCGGGGTGATGTCGATGATGTCGTAGCCGGAGTACGAACCAGCGTTCTCGGTGCTGGTGTCGTTATACATCAGCTCTTGCAGAATGACGTTACCGCCACTGAATGGCTTGACGTTGCCGCGCTCGCGCAGCTTCGACAGCAGGGCATTGTTGTTGGTCACGTTGTCTGCCAGAGCGGCAGATCGAGACTGAATGGTGGTGGCGACGATGTCGCTCAAGTTTGCAAAAGTAGCCATTGTGTACCTCTGTTAGTTTTCAAATTGCGAGGCAAGAATGTCTCGCAGTGAGCCTTTAGTTCCGGGCTGAACCCCAGTCGAAGCCGGACTACTTCCTTTCACACTGACTGCGGCGGTTCTCGCTCGCTGTGCATGATTGTGAGCCTGTGCTACCTTCTGAGCCTCTGCGCGTTGCTGTTCCAACAGGGTTTGCCTAGTGTCTGCACGCATCCATACAGCCATTTCGTATGCCTGTTCTAACGATG